AAATTTACTATTAAATTTCTCACATATCATTTTTATAATAAAATTTGAAAAATCGTTTCCTGATAAAAATAATAATTTATGTTTTGGTAATACATCTATTAATTCATTGATATTTTTTGCAGATGGTTCTATAAATGGTAAAAAATCATCAGCATCAACCTCTATATTAGTATATCTAAACATTGGTAATACTTTTAATCGTATTCCTTTAACATTTTTTAAAGTTTTATATAAAATATAGTTTCCACTTACAGAATCACCATAATCTAATATACCACATACTAACAAAACATCACATTCCATATGGCGTAAATTTTATAAGTTTAGATTGTAGTTTTTTCATAAATGTAATTTCAACATCAGTTCCTCTTTTAGTGTATGTTCTATCGGTTATATTAAAATAACTTATTGTATCATCTACTATTTCTGAATTATTTTCTATCCATTGAATTCCGCTTGGTAATTCAAATTGTTCTAATATTTTTTTCTTTTCTCCGTTTGCTGTTAGTGTAAATTGAGGTAACATCCTATCAGTTAAATCCTTTGCAGGCGCTCCTCCGTAAATATGGTTTGCTTCCATATCTTTTGTAATAACACTACCAACTAAAGCCATAGCACCATCTTCAATTGTTACTGGGGATACTATACAATGTCCTACTAACCAAACATCATTTCCAATTACCATTGGTTTTGTGATTTCGGTATAATTACATCCAGCCAATGGGTCACCCCATCTAGCATGCGACCATAATTGAGAGTACGCACCCACACCAAAGTTATTTCCAATCGTCATTCCACCAATACTATCAATAATAGTACCTTGTCCAATCCAAGCATTATGACCTATTTTCATTGGGTTGTATCCGTGAAAATTACAATGATGGTGAACTTTACAATAATCACCTATTTCAAAATCATCTAATATAATTTGAACAGAATCTCCAATATATGTATTATCACCAATAACTACTCGTTTAGCATTACCATTTAATCCTCTAATAATTGCTGTTGGTGAAATTACAACATTTTTACCCAATATTATTTCGTCAGCTTGTATGTTCATTATTCTATAACTTTATTATTTTTGAATACCGTAAATTCAGTTAAATCTCTATAACCATTTAGTTCACCTTGGTCTGAATTGTGTATTGCTAAGTTTTGGAACATTGCCAATCCATGTGCTGCTTGTTGTGGAGTCATATACATATTCCAACCATTGAATGTGATATCATCCTCTTTGTAATACTTTTCACTTCTACCTTCATATCTAGCTTTCTTAAACCAATCAGCTGCCTCAACGTTATCCGTTAGAATCATACCACCTTTCCAAATTGGTAATATCTTTTTGATGTGGAATGATAATCCCATAAATGTTCCGGGCATGTACATATCCTTTGTTAATCTCTTAGCCGCATCCCAAATTGGATATGGTTTTAATTGGTATGCACCTACCCAATGATTCGTTTCAGGTCTCTTATCAAAGATAACTTCACCACCAGCATGTATGATTGATTGTGGTACTGATAGATATGTTTTAGATGGGATGGTTACTTCTTTAACTTCATTGTACTTACACATTAGAAACAATGCATTAGTACAACTATCAATTGAAATTGCGTAAGGAGCGCCGGTATATGCAGCTATTTCCTCTTCGAACATTCTTACTACTTTATATGGATTGTGTAACATATTATTCTTCTTCTTTAATTATTTCAATGCAAAGTATATTTTTATCGTTTACCATTACCAATCTACCATCCTTTGTTTCAAATTTAGTAAACTGCCCTTGCTTAATGGATTCCGTATCTACGTTATTGAATGTCCGTTTCTCACCTCCCACAAAGTGTAGTATTTGAGAAACATATTTTCCTTTTTTTGTAATTGAACTTTTTAAGTTTGTCATCATTTTTTGAATATTACATATGCTTCTTTGAATCCACAAGACTTAAAAAGATTCATACTTGCTTCATTACCTAACTTAACTTTACCTTCGGCGGATGGCCATATCTTCATACTTTCCTCAATCATAAACTTACCAACTCCCCTCTTTTGGAATGCTGGGTGTACACATATACGAATATCATCATCAATCACACCAATATATCCAACAGGTGCATTATCAATTAATGCTATTTTATAATATTTGTAATGAACAGTCATATATGCTTCCTGCATATCTTCGGTGATGTAAGTTGATTTAATAAAACCATCCTTAACTCTTTCATCATTACGGAGATTTCTAACAAACTCCCAATACTTTTTTGTACAATCTACTAATTCCATACACATACTTTTTGAATATCCTGCCCACCTCTATAATTCCAAAATGCTTGTAAGTAACCTCTTTCCGTTGGCATATCCATCATTGGTGTCAAACAAGTTCCAATATCAACATAAGAGTTTTCAGGAAATTCTTTGAACAATTCATAGATTGCCAAATTTGAGAATGTTGAAGCTGAAAATAAGAATAGGTGGTTTTTTATGTTATTATCTCTTATCCAGCTTTTGATGTCTTCAATCTTGCCATAATCGTTAATCATTGCGTTGTATCCAACTCTAAAATCTTTTATAACAAATGGTAGTTTATCTAAGTTAGCATTTTCATTACATACCATTACTACATTCTTACTATAAAAAATAGGTAGGGTTTGAAATATGAATTGAGGATAGTTTCCGTTTACCCATAAATTTGCCCAACTTAAACTCTCATCATCTCCACCATGTAAATCAATCTGCCAATCAAATGCTTCCTTACCAACACAACAACTACAACTAATACCTTTGTAGTAATTTGGTTGTTTGTGTTGATATGCTTCTATTAATTTTTGTTGATAGAATCCATGCTCTTTTGGGTCATAGTGTTTGAAATCAGGAGCTTGATAAACTCCACCTTGCTTTTCATCCCCAATCTGAATTAGATTTGAGTCTAATACCAACTCTTTATTTTGTAAAATATATAATTCACCATCCGAATATCTAGCGAAAGCAAAATGCTCATCGTTTCGTATCATTTCGGTGAATTTGGAAAAATGCTCTCTAAAGTTCTTCATCTAATATCTTTTTAATTTTTTGTGCAGCTTTACCATCGCCATACGGACAAGTTGTGTAAAGATAAGGTTTTTTTATCAAATTTCCAAATAAAATCCCTAATTTATTTGGTTCACCACATAAATGTAAATGGCCTGTTTCAATTCCTTCCGGTCTTTCGGTAGTTAATCTACATACAATAACCTTTTTATTAAAGAATGTACCTTCTTCTTGTAACCCACCACTATCACTTATTACCAAACTACACTCTCTTAGTATTTTCATAGTTTCATCATGCGATAATGGCTCTACTACACTTACATTTTTAAGTAAGTTTTTGTACTTTTGTACATTTGGATTTGGATGTATTGGTAAGATAAATTCGTAATCTGAATATTCAGTTGCTAACTTATCAATTTCCTTAAACCACTCTTTCATTATGTGGTGGTTTTCTCTACGATGTAATGTAACTAATATCTTTTTACCATAGGTTGGTGCTTCATACTTAGTTAGATTATCCAATACCGTATTTCCTGTCACATAAATTGCACCATTCACACTCTCATCTCTTAGATTCATCTCCGAGCGTTTAGTTGGTGCGAAGTTTACATCGGAAATCCGTGCAATCATTTGACGATATGCTTCTTCAGGATATGGGTGTTTTAGATTGTGGCTTCTCAACCCAGCTTCCATATAATAGATTTTGAGTTCTCTATTAAATGCTGCCAATGCACAAGCAAAAGCAGATGCAGTGTCTCCTTGCACCAAAACACCTCTAAAATCTCCATTTGGAAATTGTAATAAGCAATCACTTACTACACTATCTAAACGATTTGAGTTATCGGATATTTTTATTCGATAATCTACTTGTACATCTTTAAGTAAATCTATATGTTGACCTGTAAACAATAAACGATATTCGTTCTTATTCATCAAATCAATTAGTGGTTTTACTTTTAACCATTCAGGTCTAGTACCAAAACATATTAAAATTGGTTTATTTTTCATTTACTAATTTCCAGCCTTTTTTACGTTGATTGTGGAAATACTCATTCATTAATTCTTTGAATGGTATTCCATCTATACTTCTTTGATTTGATTCCCATAATGAGTTAGCATCACCCCCATAAGTTGGACCTTTAGTGCTACCCCACAATTCTATATCTGAACGAGGGTGTGGTGGTACAAATGTTTTAATACCAGCATACTTTTGTAGCATATAAGAAAAGTGCATATCCTCACCGCAAGTGTTATATTTTGGGTCAGGTAACTCTCTGAAGAAATGTGATAACCACTCTTTCTTAAAGAACCAACTATGCCCTACTAAATCAACTTCTACTTTCTTATCATTGTTACCCAAATCAGGCCAACCAAAACGTAAGTAGTGTTCGTAATAAGATGAATGTTCTGGTGGTAATGGATTTGGATATAGTAACCCAACAGTTCCCATCAACCCTTCCTCTTCTTGCATTGTGTTCATACAATTTTCCAACCATTTCTTACCAGGAATAGTATCATCATCAAACACACAAACATAAGGATTTCTTGCATTTATGGCAAAACCAAATCTTGCCCAAACTCCAAAGTTGTAATTACAATAGGCAACGGGAACTTCCGTACCAATATCGTAATTAATCAAATCATTATCACCAGGATTGTTATACCATACTAATATCTCATCGGGTGGCAGTGTTTGATTTTTGAGAGCTTCCATTTGTTCATTTAGATTCTCCCCTCTTTTGTAACCATTTAATATAACTGTTATCATAAGTGTTTTTTTATTCTTTCTGTCCAAACTTTTAATGAATAGTTTTCTTCGTAGTTTCTTTTTGCCAAAGTACTACAACTATTATAAAAATCTTTATCTTTTGCCAATAATCCAGCCATTGATTTAGCCTTATCTATATTCTTAATATCAATCGATAATACTGAATGACATAATCTTTGTGTATCAACTTCTTCATTACCAATACAAGGTATTCCAAAGTATGCACAATTAAGTGAAAATGTACCGGCTGCTACCGTTGGCATTAGATGTACTGCGTATTTGTAAGTTGATAATTCTCTCATCCAATCATTCCATATAAGTCTTGGTAAATGATTTAATCCATCCATATACTCTTCGTTCTCTCTTTTAGCGTGAGAATCTTGCACCCAAATTGGTACATCAAACTTTTGAGCTACCATATAACTTTCAAACCCACCATACCATCTTGCGAAGTTACCTCCAATGATTACCTTATCTTCTTTAGTAGGTACTATATCTTTGACGTAATCATCTATCATAAGTGAATAGATACTTTGTACTTCTTTGGTAGGAAATAACCCCTTATAGTAGGGAATATCGGATTCGTTATGGGCAAATATACTATCACATTCGGATAACATATTGTAGAATCCAATTTGGTCTGAAATTTCATAATCATTCCACCACCAATGCGGTCCTTCTTGCACATAGTGTACTTTATGATTTCCTTTTTCTTTTATTCTCTGAACGATGGATTGTTGTAATAATTCTGAAATTGGATTGACTCCGTTTACCAATCTACTCCCCTCCGAACTTAAAAAAGTTTTACCTTTTGGAAATATAATAAATACATGGTCATAGTTTGTTAGGTTTTTATCCACACCAAACAAATGAATGTTATAGTGGTCAGCATCTAAAGCGTGCATCCAAGCAAACTCCGTTCTCATATTTGGATGATTTTCTGGCACTTTACCAACAAAACCCATTTCAGTTAAGAATGCTATTCTCATAGTGTATCGTAATATGCGTTTTGTTTTTCCTGTCTTTCAATTTCTTTGGGATGATATAGACAGTAATCCTCTTCAGCGGGTAATACTGAAAGTGTGTTATACCCTTTGATTCTTTCGTGTACTTTACCATCCCACTCTATTTCCGATGTTCTTCGATATAATCTAGTCTGATAATCTGGGAAATTTACCCAACCCTTTTCACTTACATTCCATCCCCATTTTTTAATATGTTTAGGAGTCAATCCACCAACTGTATTAATACGTGGTACAAAGAAAAGGTCAACATCTTTATTATATTCCAATAAATCGTGTAAATTTTCTATCAAATATTCTGATGGTATTTCATCTGCATCAATTTGGAAAATGAATATTCCGTTTGCATTATCTTTTAGATTGTTTTTAAAAGATGCAAAATCGTTGTTAAGTGGGTATGATATAACCCTAATGTTTGTGTTATGTAATTGAGATATAATTAATAAATACTGCTTTACAGCATCGGTAACAGAATCCTCATCATATTGGATTAATATTTCATCATCCGTTTGTATTCTTGGATGTAGGAAATTTATTAATTTTGTAATTTCTTCTAACTCATTACAAACAGTAATAGCATAGGTAATATTTATCATAACTTATTTTGTATTTTACAAAGATACGAATAATTTTTCAATTATCCAAACATCTTTTGTTTTTTATATATGTATATATAAATATAAAGTTTTTGAATAAAACATAAAAAAATGGGTAACTTTTTTCAAAATTACCCATCTTATTTTTCTTATGTTATTTTAGTAGAACGGATTCCAATCTAATCCATCATACACATACGGTTTTGGTGTTGGTGAACCACTCATAATCAAACTACCAGTTACCGATGGAGTTGGTTTATTACCTACATATTGTGTTAATACTAAAATATTATTTATGTGTAAAGAACCTGATGCTTCTAAATAAAATACGTTAGGAGATATTACCGCACCACCTGCACCTTCTACATATGTAAAAACACCCCCATTAGTTGTACCGATTGTAGCAACAGACGTACCAGAACTACCAGAAGTACCGCTTGTACCAGATGTTCCACTTGTACCAGGTAATCCACTAGTTCCATTAAATCCAGATGAACCGGATGTACCATCCGAACCAAACCCATTTGTACCATTTGTACCATTTAAACCAGATGTACCAGATGTACCATTACTACCAATACCATTAGTACCATTTGTTCCAGATGAACCGGATGTACCAGAAGTACCAGCTGCACCAAAAAATCCATTTATACCAGATGAACCTGAAGTTCCTGATGTACCAGTAGAACCAGTTCCACCAGTCACACCACTACTACCAGATGTACCAGATGTACCAGATGTACCAGATGTACCAGTAGAACCAGTTCCACTTGTTCCAGAAGTTCCACTTGTTCCAGAAGTACCAGCTCCGCTTGTTCCAGAAGTTCCACTTGTTCCAGAAGTTCCAGAAGTTCCAAAGTTAGTACCATCTAATCCACTAGTACCACTTGTTCCAGACGTTCCTCGTGTACCACTACTTCCAGAAGAACCAGAAGTTCCAGAAGTTCCAGAAGTTCCAGAAGTACCGGCAGTACCAGAAGTTCCAGAAGTACCGGCAGTGCCAGCAGTACCCGTTGTACCATTTGTTCCAGATGAACCGGATGTACCAGATGTACCGGATGTACCAGATGTTCCCCCAGTACCAGATGTACCAACTCCAATTAATCCATATAAGTAATCTAAGTTGTCATCCATTTCCAAAGCGGTCAATGGAGCACCTTTTTCTAATCTTTTAACTAATGCCATATTCTTATTCTATAAAAATCATTCTTATATGGATAAATATAAACAAAAGGGAAATTACGGATTATTTATTTAAATATTCCTTTAATGTATCTTTTTTAATTACAATTTCTGAAATTTGTTTTATACCATCCATATTATATGTTCTATATATGTTTTTTCTTCCCATAATAGTTGAATTGCCATTTACATATTTACTGAATAAAGAACTACCATTTCTATCACTTCTAATCATAATATCATCCAATCTTTTATTTTCATCTATTTTTTCGTTAGTCAAACTTTTTTGAAATAATTTTTTCAACCACATAAAAAATTTATCAGGTTGTATTTCGCTTATTTTCAAACATACTAATTTTTTATCGTATATTCCTGTTACAAAAACATAAGCTGTTTTTGGACCTGATAAAGATTTTGCTGTTCCGTCTGCATACTGATAATAAACTATTTTATAGATATTTTTAGGTCTCAACAATATTTTTGATATTGGGTCTTCTTTTTCTATAAATGGTTTATATTGTAAGCTAAATGACATTTTACAATTTGTTTAGTTTAGGTATCTGCATTGGTGATTTATTCAATTTTGGAAGATTAAACGGTACAACCTTTGGAGCTGCTTTCACATTACCATCCATAATTTGTGTAAACTTTTCATGCATTTTATCCAATGTAAAGTTTTTAAGAGTATTATCTTTCAAACCTTTGGATTTCTCTATATAAGTATCATATTTGTTAAATACATCATAGATTTTATTTGCTGCCAAACTATAATTTACACTAAACCATTGTGATTCTTTCATACAAAATTGGTCAGCTGCTGATTCATGCACCTGTGTCAATGAACCTTCTAATAGAACTGCATTATCTTTTGGTAAAAAATCCACTTGTCCACTCCAACCACTTGCTAATATTGGCTTCCCTGTCAAAGTAAATTCAGCCATAGGTCTACCATATCCCTCGCCTTTAGCAAATGAAATCATTGCTTTAACTTTAGGGTGATGGTATAGATTTGCCATATCACTTTCTTCCATATCGCCATGTAATAGATACACAGATGGACACTTATCACCCAATGGTTTTAATACCGCATCAATCTTTTCTCTTGTTGCTTCTCTATCGATAACAGAAAACCCAGCATGCGATGTTTTAACAATAAGGCCTGGTCTTTTATCCTTTGGTAGATATTGAAACACTGTAGCGAATGTTTTAATTGCCATACCAATATCTTTTCTATCCTGTCCTAAATCTCCTTTTAACCAATGTCCTACAATTAGGAAGTTGAAATCCTCTTTTACATTTGCTAATACATCATTACCAGATGGATTTAAGAATACATCAACATCAACTCCTTCAAATAGAACTTCACAGGGTTTAGTTAATCTCGTCTCCCCAACAATCTGCTTTGTATTTTGGTCTTGATGCTGATAAACAGTACCAGCCATAACTTGCTTTGTAAACTCCGATGGAACTAATATTAAATCCATCTTATTCATACCATCAATAAAATCTTTTGGTGCTATTGTAGTTTCAACACCAGCGGTTACACCAATGTTATAGTTACCCTTTGGCTCAAATTCATTTGCTACTGAAACTTGGAAGAACACATCGGGTTTATCACCAATTTCACCAATAACTCTTTCTAACATCCATCTTCCAAATTCAGTTGATGGGTCTACTTGGTTTTGCGGAGTGTTACCCCAACGTAATGGTATAATTTTAATATCGTATTTATCCATTTTTCGTAGTGATTTCATTAAATCTCTACAATGGTCACCATATCCACTACGAGTGAATATAGGTCCTTGAAATACTAATGTAGGTTTGTTCATAACTTATTTAATTTTAAATACTTCAAATCTTTCTCTTGGTTTCCAATTTTCAAAGGTAGTTTCTATACCTTCTACTAATGTATCACACATATTTGTATGAGATAATCCCATATTTCCTAAAAACTCTTCTCTACCTCTTAAACCGGCAGCTTTTCTATCAGGTTTTGGTGTGTTATAAACTTTCTCAATTACTTCCGCAACTTCGTAGTTATCAACTCTATCATCCCAAATATATGGAGTTGGTACTGAACCAGCTAATGCCAATGCTCTACTCCAAATTGGATATGCCCACTCACCATGCTCTAACTTACCTTCCCACTCTCTCCATTGGTGTAATGAACCAATCTTAATGTAATCTTCGTGCGTTAGGTATTTACCATCTAACTTAAATCCACATTGGTCTTGCAATCCACCAGTTACGTTTACAATGATTGGTGTTCCAGCTACTACCGATTCGGCAGTTGCTAATCCAAACCCTTCGTTGTTTGCTATGTTAATGGTGCAATCTGCAATGTTGTAAAGAAGATTGAGTTCTTCTACCGGCATTCTACTATCTGAAAATACTACATTATATTCAGATGCAATTGCATCAACTACTGCGGGTAAATCAGTTCCGTTTTCATCCACAGGTTGTGTATGCATTAATAAACAAACTTTATCAGCTTTTTCTTTACCAATCTTATCACAAAATACCTTAAATGCATGGATTACATCTGCTGGTTGTTTTCTTCTGATGTTACGATTTGACCAATATAAGATAAAATCATATTCTTTGCCTTTTAAGATTTTGTTACGGAATTCATCAGATACATCCGCAGGTTTGTAGATGTTTGAGTTAATACCATGTGGTACATAACCCACTTGCCAATCTGCTTTAGGTTTCCAAGTTGGTTTATCATCTAATGCAGATAAACGTTTGATAATACCATAAGTTTGACGAGAGATACAACCAATCCAATCTGAACTTTCATAGAAGTTACGATTGTATAATGGGTCAGGTAAATCATCCCAAATTGCGTAGAATAAAAGTGGAACGTTTTGTCTAATTTCATGCTCTATATCATACAACCAAGTCCAATAGCGAGGGTCAGTAAAGTGTAGGATAGCATCGGGTTGTTCGGTGTTAATCAGTTGGCGGATTAAATCTGCATTACCATAACCATTCCAAGGAAGAATCTTAACATTGGCATCTGCTACACCATAGTTTTTACGAATATCTTCACTTACATCTAATATTTTCCCAGCATCAGGGTGATTGATTGCGGCTCCTACCTGAAACCAATCGTATTTATCTACCGTTCCTAATACTAACTCCTTTGACATTGTAGCAATACCACTTGCCATTCTCAAGTCATCTGATAGTAATAGAATTTTTTTCTTTTTTGCCATAACTTATTGTATTGTAATTTGTATTTTTGTTTTTGTCCCATCGGGTTGTGAATAAACTGCGTATTGAGGTACACATTTTAATTCGGTTTTTACTTTGTTTAACATATCTACATATTTTTTACCATAGCCAGGTTTTAGATATGCAATAGTTAAATGTGGGTGGTAATCTGGATACGATGTTGTGTGTGGTAGTTTTTGCAATTCTGCATTTGTTTCGTGCAATGCAGGACCAGATACATCAAACTTTAGTACATCAAATTTTTCGTTTTCAAAAAGTGATGGATTGTATCCTTTGCATTCACCATATCCAAAATTACCCAATATACCCTTTACATCATCAACTGATACATCGTTGTGTAATCCATATAAAAATGTAGTGTGAGGTTCATCTTCAATACCATATCCACCATTAGTATCTTCTTCGTAAAGATGCTGTGGATTTATAGCATCCTGAATTTTGAATACTTCTGGTACTGAAAAATACAACATAGCACACCCATAATCATATGTACCTTTTGATTCTTTGATTGAATTAAGTAACGTTTTTAATTTCATAGTTTTAAAATTGTGAACCGCTTATTTGAAGTTGTAAGTACTCATTCATTTCGTTTCTGAAATCATCATCTCTAACATATCTTTCCACAGTTCTATTAACTAGCTTTTGTAGTGTTACATCGGAATCAAATGATACTTTTTTGAAACTTGAATACACATCTTTCAAAATTTTTACGGTTGTCAGTTTTGTGTTTTCATTTTGACCCATAGTTATTTCGTTTTATATATTTGTATATATAAATATAAACATTTTAAAAAAACGAAAAATTATGAATTAAGGTTTACCATCACACAATCCCCTAACAGAGAACTCACACCATTTGCAATTCTTTTTAGCGTTGCCTGGTACTTTTGGATATGGGATATCTCTAAAGTTACCCTCATCATCAAACACAATATCAATGAAACTCATAAACTCATCATATACTTTGTTTACCGATGGAGAACCATTTGGTGGAATATGCTTTGAAATACGAGGAACAGGATATGGTGAATCTTCAGGAAGTTTCCTACGCATGATTTGGAACTCTACTCTGATTTTTGTTAATGGTATATCAAACAATTCAGAATAGTATTTCTTATATAATAGAATTTGTGAGTTCTTTAATCTATCTTCCTTTTGATACTTATTCCACCCCATTGTAGAGGTCTTTAAGTCAATGATTATGATTGCGTTCTCCGCAATATCTTTTAATACAATATCAATATAACCAATGAAATGTACACCCTTCTTAATCTCTTTATTTAATGGAATCTCAATACCAACCAATTCATATCCTGATTTAGAATAAAACTTTCCGATATGTTTCATAAACCATTCTAAAATACGTCTACCATCACCAAAAAACTCTTCTAACTCATCCTGCGAACAAGGTGTACCCTCACTCATCTTCTCTACCTCTACTTTGTAGTTTTCTCTCATTCTCTCCAATAAGAGTTTATCCACATTGATTTCATCTGCTTGCTTTTTAGAAACACCATACATAACCGAAAGGTAGTGTTGGATTGTTTCGTGCATAGCCGAACCAAAGATTGTGTGGATGTTAGATGAACTCTCCCCTAACTTGTCTATGTAATTCAATTTGTATTGTTGTGGGCAAGAACTCCACATACCATATTGAGAAAAACTAACTCTAGCCATATTTTTTATTTATATACAAAGATATGTAAAAATGTTGATAATTCCTACTAAATCCCCAATTTTAATTTTGTTATAATTTTAGGGTCAGTTCCATACATTTCTGCAATCTCTTTTATATGCTCTTTGCCTGTTTTGGTTGAATATAGTATTTTAAGATACTCTTCCGCTTCCGTATCAGATACTTCGTACTTTCGCATTACTAACTTAACCAACCAATCCTCATACTTTTCAGATGAAGCTGCTTTCATATATTTTAGGAAAGTTCTACTCTTTGGTAGTAATCCAATCAATGCTTTGTAAACTGCTTTTGGTGGTGCTTCCTGAAGATATGGCTGTACATCTGCTATCAACTCTACCCATTGGGGATTCATTGTCATATAACGGATAATCATATAAGTACTCCATCCTTTTTTATCAGATTCATCTAATGTATCCCAAAAGTTAGGGTCTTGTTCATTAGTAATTGCCTTAATGTAATCAAACAATCCTTTTGCCATTATTCTTCTACCTTTAATCCTTTTGGTAATAATTCATTTAATAACTCACCACAATCTCCACATAAAAATACTTCGATTGGAATAACCTCATCTTCAGTACCACCTGTCAATAATTTAGATGTTTTACGAAATGAAAACCCTTGTACAAAAACCTCACCACCACAACCTTTACATTCGATTGGGTTTGTTTTTGTTAAATCTAATGGTGCATCCTCTTGTGGTTTTAATGCTTTACCATCTGCTCCTATAATTCCTGCCATATTATTTATCCTTTTCTATTTTATCTTTAGCTTCCAAATCTTTAAGTTCTTTTGGTTTCAAATCACTTTGGTCCGTTCCACATTTTGCACATTCTAAAATATCAAATGGAATAATTCCATCTTCAGTACCCCCAAAAAGTAATTTAGATACTTTTCTAATTTTTATTGTTGACTTAAATTTATCATGCCCACAATTTTCACAAACAACCGATGTTGATTGTGAAATATCTACTCTAGGATATCCCATAGATTCGTTGGATGTTCCTCCCATATTATTTACCATAATCTATAATGCGTTTAATATTTGTATAAGTGTTGCTGCCGCAGTTATTTCTTTATCAATTACCAATGCTGATTTATAAGCACCATCCCCCAATAAAAGAATTACATTAGCGGTATTTTCTCCAGCATATTCTTCCACTTTATCGTATAGTAAAGTGTATAGTTCCGTAAAATCAGATACCTTTGAATCAATTAATGCCTGTCTCACATTCATATATTTGTTTCTCTTATCATCATTAGATTTTAAGATATCCAATACTTTGATTTTGTAATCGTTTTCTAATAGATTCTGAACATCTACTTTCAACTTTCCTTTGTTAGAGTTAAGTTGACAAGTATTGATAACCTTACGGATATCAGGATATGCAGAATCTATGATAGGTACTAAATCCTTAATATCAAATTCAATCTCTTCAGCTTTTAAGATATTACTGATTTGAATTGCCACATCTTTCTTTGTAGGTGGGATGATTTGGAATGTTTGGCATCTACTTTGGATAGGTTCAATTACCTTCTCTACATAGTTACACGTTAGAATGAATCGGCAGTGTGCGGAAAACGTTTCCATTAAGTTACGCAAGATTGCCTGTGCATTGTGAGTCATATAATCAAACTCATCCAAAATGATAATCTTAAATGGTTTGAATCCCATAGAAGATGCAAAGTTGGTTACTTTGTTACGGACTGTATCTACGTTGTTCTCCGATGATGCATTGATAATCATATAATCACATTCGATTGAATTTACGATTAACTTTGCTAATGTAGTTTTACCAGTACCAGCTCTACCATACAATAACAAATGTGGTACATCTCCACTTTCTAAATAACCCTCTACTTTGGCTTTTAGGTGGTCATTACCTACATACTCCGATAACTTAGAGGGTCTGTGTCGTTCCACCCATAAGCTATTGTTTACTTTTTCTTTTGTTTGTTCTATAAAAGACATATTATTTTATTTACCTGTACTACCAAATCCACCACTACCTCTCTTACTTTCACTTAATTCATCTACCTCTACAATCTGAACAATTGGATGTGGTACGATTATTATTTGTGCAATTCTATCTCCCACATTATATGCAATAGAATCCAACCCATTCAACTTATTAAAAGTTGCTTGTAATTCTCCCCTATATCCAGCATCAATAACGCCAACTGAATTACTTAATATCAATTCGGTGTTTCGTATAGATGAACGAGGAAAAACTAATCCAACCATTCCATCAGGTATCTCCATTGCAATACCCAACCCATATGTTATTTGAAATGATGTATTTTCTATAACAGATGTTGCTACCAAATCCATCCCAGCATCACTTTCTTTTGCGTATTTTGGTTTTACCGCATCAGGATGTACTTTTTTAATTTTTACTTTCATGTGTAAATAATTTTTGTTTTTGTTGCATTTCTCTACCTTTCTCTGTCATCTCTCTTGCAAATATCTTAAACACCTTCCCATCATTATGGGTAAATGTTATATTTGAATGTTCATTATTAGATATAGTGAATTGAACTTGTGGTTCATCATCACCCATATTTTCATCCGTCCATGCAAATACTTGTGGTTGGTTATCATCAAATTGAAAACACCACTCACACTCTTCGTATTTATTTGGTTGTTTTATATTGATTGATTGTTTTGGAGAATATTCAATATCCTCAAATAACTCTAATTGTTTTCCCATTATCGTCCTACTTCTTTTAAATATTTTGCTTTGAATTCATCCCAACCCATACCTATACCTTCAATATAGAATAGATGTTCGGGCTTAATTCTACCTTCATCATACAACTTAGAATATCTACTAATTGCATGTTTTTTCCACCATTTGTTAATGTAATCAATACCTTGCTCAAATTTAGGTTTCAATACCAACGCATCTTCTTCAATTTGCTTACATAAGAACTCTCTTCCGTTTTCATACATCATAGCAAGATATACACCCCTCTTAAATCCGTGATGATATTCGTTTGCTTTGATACCACACTCTTTGAAGATTTGACCTAATATCTTTTGTTTAATACCACTTACAGGTCCATTAGCTTCATAACCCATATTAGCACCATTACGAGCTCTTTCATCTGATATATTTTGCTTATACCATTCTGCTCTGTTTTCCTTTAACCATTGATGCCACGGGTCATAGAATTTATCATCCGGCTTTAAACTAATCTTACCAGCCGATTCTCCTAATGTTTTGAAAAGTGGAATACCATTATATTGTGAGTGAATACCATACAAAGATGTTGTACCAACTGCTACAAGAGTTTGACCATACTTTGTTTTCCAATGGTTTCTAACTTCAGGAACAGTAGTCATCATAGCAACTAACTTACCACCTAAGAAGTTATATCCTAATGGCTGTGTACATACAATAGTAGATGCTATTGTAGTATGATTTAACTTACCATCAACAAACTTATTATCTTTACTCCAACCAATGAAATTATCTCTAACCCCCATTGAAGTAACATCAGATGCCAATGAAATTTGTCCCAACAACTTTCCACTCACTCTATCTTTCACATTAATCTTAACATTTCTACCAGGGTTTGCTGTAAAATCCATTGTGTGAATCATCCTACGGATTTGTGCCCATTTAGTAGATTCTTTTGGATTATCATCTACAATCTCAACATAAGGGTCTAACGATTCAATTTCTTTTATCGTTAGCTCCTTATTGTTGATATCAGTTGGCTTCCATTGTAAATCATAATATGTAGCTATAAGGGATTTATCTTTAATCATTGTATCTCCCTGTAATTCTACCCATTTTTTGTATAGAGTTTGTTCCTCCACACTCATAGTAAGTAGGTAATCCATATTTTCTATTAGATTTGCCTTCTCTCTATCAAAGTCAAATACAGGTTTTTCCGGTTCACTATCCCAAAAGCTCATATTATATTATTTTACGATTCCTCTAATTTGATTAGTTGTTATTGATGGTGCGTAGATATAAAGTTCCTTACCAGCATTTTCTACAAGAAACTTCTCTAAGTTCATATCCCATTCCTCACAAATATAAAGATAATCATCAATTAGTATTTGTGGTTCTTCAATTACAGTATAGTGCTGATTTGCCATCTTATTTAATCTCTACCAAATAATAGTTCGATACATAATCTCCATCCGTAAATGATACGTGCGATAATCCTTTTGAAGAGATTTTCAATGAAGATGTTTTAGAACCTTTGTTAGCCATTAAGATAGCTTTCAAATACTTTGCAGAAAATGCAATTGGTTCGATATCATTAGTTGCAGTTGAATCTACATCCAATGAAATTCGGTTGGAGTTAATTGAAGAATATCCTAAAATAATCTCACCCTTACCACCTTTGTGAATAAATGTAAATGTATCTGCATCCGATAATACACCTTTTGATTTGATGAACTTATTTACAAAGTCATCATCCAAAGTGATTTCTGCATCAAACGGAGGAAGTGCTTTCAAATCAGGTACCGCAGGGATAACCGATGGTGCAGCTAACATATATTGTACTTTAGTTTTCTTATCGGAAAACTTTAATGCCCCAGTCACTTCTTCAATAGTGATAGCATCATCTAATACTGATAACAAACCTTTTAATTGTGATGTTGTGTAAATACCAAACTCACCATTTGGGAAATCCGATTCGGCAACACTTACATCACCTAATAAAGTTTTATCATCTGAAATCATTCTTACCGATAAGTTATTCTCATCGGATTTTACCATAACGGATTCAATCTCACCACCTAAGTTGTAACGACCAACGAAACCATCAAATTTGCTTCTGTTCATAATTAGTTATTTATTGTTTTATTTATTTTATATTCGTTCACAAAGATACAAATATTTTGTGAATATTCCAACTAAAAAGAGAAAAACTTTTCAGCTGTTTTTTGTGAGGAAAGAACCTCACCCCAACCCAATGCTCCATAGAAATCCTCTAACTTCTTTAGTAATTCCCTTTCAAAGATTTTATCATAATCGATGTAAGTTTTTACCAAATCCATAATTTGGTCTGAATCCTCATATCCCTTAAATCCCAACCCATCCAAACCATATGGATTTTGCTTTAGATATACCCACTTAATTTTATCACCATCTTTCATTGGTTCGCAGGTATTTTGTATATTAAAGTGAGCTATTAGTTGGTTATGTGCAATTGCTGCCTTAACGTGCGCCGGAGTTCCACTATTGAATTGAAACATTGCTCTATTATCCTTTTTCTTTGGTATGTATTTAGATAACTCTTTAACTGCTGAATTCTTAGCGATTGAAGTTACATCCATATTAACTAAATCCTTTTTGAAATCATGTATCTTATCAGTTAGTACATCTTCCGTTTCACCTTTTAGAATATCAATTAGGATACCACTCATAAACTTACGGAATTGTGCAGGATATGATGAACGAACCACATCCAATCCTTTAACATCCAATCTATCGCATGGAATACCATTTTCCGCAATAATCCATTGTGCATATCGTTTCTTAGCAATCCAAATACCTGATTTAGATACAAACTCTTTTTTGATTTGGAATCTATGTTTGGTTTTATCTACATTGAATACTCTTTCCGATAATACATCATAAAAGTTATTTAAGAAATCCTGCGTTTCACCAGCAATTGTATCTACTTTCAATGCAATTTCAGTATCATTATCAGCTTTCCAATTCTCATATCTATGGTCTAATATAGGTACTGCTGAAAAGAATACCGAATCCGTATCAATGTATATGTTGAAATCCTGTCCGGTTGTTCCTAACTCTTTATTGTATTTAATATTAGCCATATCAGCCGTAGATTTAATTACAGTTTGACCTGTTGTTGTTACAGCTTCTGCATTATCAACATCATAGAAACGGAACGCAGGTAATCCCAATACTCCATATAATGAGTTCAATAAAATCTTTTGTACTAACTGTCTTTTCTTATAGAATGCATATTTTTCTTTATCACCACTCTCACCAAATTGTTTTTCCAACTTACGGAACTCCACACGTTGAGAGAACCACAAATCTAAAATATCAGGGATACAACCAGCTTTATCGGTTCTATACATTACACCATTAGATGATACCGAATACTTACTTTCTTCTAATAGTTTCTTTAAGTTTTCTTTTGATATCGTTCGGTTTCCAATAAAAAACTCATCAATTTCACCCTTCATATACTTTTGAGCATCCCAATTATCAATCTTAGCTACCTTTGTTTCAGGTGATATGTTAAGAGTCATAATGATGGATGGGTATAGTGATGTTAAGTCCAAGTCATATATCCAATCATACTTACCAACGATAGGTGCTTTTACATATGCCCCAATAAATTTCTCTTGGTCATTATCTCTTAATGCCTGCATCCTTTCTTGTCTATCCGCAGGTTTGTTAGGTGCTACAATGTTCTTTCTCTTTAAGTAAGTTAATAGTGCTCCCTCCAAATACTTTGATGAATAAACGAAATCTTCGTATGGAACGTGTCCAGCGTGGCAGATACCCCTAGCAGTATCAATGAATTGTAGTTTTGCATCCATATCTACAACTAACTGAACATCCACTAAGTTATACTCAATAAACTTTTCAATATCATCTCTGAATAGGATATCCAAATTACCTTTGTATTCAATCTTACCTCTACCCAACTCTCTCATTGCAATACTATCCAAACGATAGTTATCCAACTCCGTATATGTAAAGTTTTTGTACAATCCTAAATAATCCAAATAGGATACCCCCGCCATAAAGAATCTCTTACGATATGGTGACCAGAAACATTCTCCAATAGGTGATAATCGATTAGCATGTTTTTGACCCAACACCCTCTTAATACGATTGTATAAATAAGGTGTATCAAAGTAATCAATGTTCCAACCTGTAACGATTGTGGGATTAATATACTCATATAAATCTAAGTATTTAAGTATCATATCCCTCTCATCCACAAATGGAATTACAATTGCCGTATCGGTTTTCTTCTCCACCATCTTACCGCTCTTATCCATAATAAGGACATAGTATTGGTCAGCTGCTGAATCATGTAAACCAATTGCGGTTAATTCATTTTCAGCTTTTTCAGTATCCGGCAATCCCGTCTCCATCTCACACTCAATATCGTATGTTAAGATAACGTGCCCCTCCGATGGAACATCTGAATCCGTATAAGTATCAACCAATACTCTAGTAGTTTCGGCAACATCTGATTCAAACAAATTAGGGTCATCTCCCTTAAATTTGTATATTTTTGTTAGTTTATCACCATATAAAGATGTGTAATCACCTCTTTCGGCTTTTTCATACGCATAACGAGTGTAAGGAAAACTTCTGTATCCCTGAACATCATCCCAAATGTGCACTAAATTCTTTTCTCTCTGATAATATACGTTCTGGTACATCGTGTCTTTTTAATTAATCTTCAAATATTCTAGCGGTTTTTTCAAAATTGTTTTCAATATCCCAACTTTTCAATGAGTTTTCCCATAATAGAGCTTTTGATATTGCACTTACATCGGGTCTTTCAATTATTCCATCTAATAACCCAACAACCACTTCTTTAAAATGCTCCTTCGAATTATATAGTAATGGATAATCATTGCCAACCATTTCAGGGTAACATAATCCGTTTGGTAGTACATATGGAACACCTCTACTCAATCCATCCGTTGTACTCATACTCCATGCTGAATATGTTTGGAAACAACCAACTCCAAAATGAGCTTGTGATAGTTGATTCATATACACATTTCTATCAGCATGTCCAATGTATTTTGTGTATGGTTTTTTCATATCTTTTAAACTAGTCCACACCTCAAAATCCTGTCTTTCTTTCCATAGATTATCCATAGTTTCAAAGAACCATTCGGAACCTGTATATACCCCTTCCCTATGATTGAATACAATGGTTTTTGGCTTGTATTCTTTTGGTTCTACGAATTCATCCGTACCCAAATACCAAGGCTGAATAATTCTATCTAATTTTTCAATGATATGTGGTTGAAAATCTTCAGATACTCTTTTAATTACCAAATCCTTAACCCATTGAGAGTTTACACCACATACTTTCATATCCAACATACCCTTTACGTTTTTCCAAAAAGAGTTATCATCCCTAGCACCATTATCTTTAATTTCCCACCAATGGCAGTATCCGATAATAGGTTGAGTTTTGTTGTAAATACGAGTAATTTTATATTCGTGAGTCCATTCAGGTAAATGTGACCAAATTAGATTAAAGTTTTCCTTATCAATCAATCGTTGGAAGAATTTGTATGGATAGTTTACCCTCATTTTTGGTGGGAAGCAATCTAATCCATCCATTCTACGAAGTGATACGTTTGGATATTCGAATGTATTGATAATACCAGGATGGTTATCCATGTCAGGATATGGGAGTACAAACTCCCACTCCTTACCTATTTTTGTGTTATCTAAAAATGCTTTAAATACCAGCAAAAATGAATCTCTATTTATATCTTTGTTAGAGCCAAAGTTTGTATAATTTGGTATTACCAATACTTTCATATTATGCGGATAAATCTAATGTGTCAACTATTTGATAAATTGTATTAATTGATTTCTCAACTACCTTTTTTTCAGAACCACTAAGTGTATCTAATATAGCTTCATTTCGTTCAGCTATCATAATCCAATATTCATTTGGTGAGCAATTCCAATTTTTATTTTTCTGATTACCATCTAAGTTATCATCTATCATTCCTAAAAATCCATCTTTAGCATCACCACCAGTACTATGCATTTGCTTATGTAACCAATGAAGTCCTTCTCCATTTGAAAAATTTACAATAGATATGTTATCTGTGGATAATGGGAATAGTTTTAATCTAGCTACCATTGATTCACTTTCAATGAAAGATGCAGTTCTTTTCAATACATTTTCACGATATTCAGCTTGTAAATCTCTATCTTTTGAACGATTTTTAATGTCCGAATCTACATTTTGAAATACATATTGAAAGATTTTATCCCAACGAGAATTAGCACTTGTTGAATTATAAGTGGAAGCTTCTGTTCCAAAGTATTTCCAAACAGGAACTTTTTTATTATTATGGTTTACATCCGAATTCAAAAGTCTTGCATACTCATTGATAACTTTATTTACAACCTTAGAAATACCCATTTTTGGATTCTTTCTTTTAAAATAAAGTGCCAAACTAACCATCAATATACCGGTATGATATTTTTTAATATGAAGGTCTTCCATAGCTTGGATTTTAGAACCTCCTATTTTTTTCCAATCATTAACTAAGCTATTAATTGTTGTAGTAATTGTAGTCCACTCTTCTGATTCAAATACAAGTTTATATTCTTTTTCATAAAATGAAACAATATCTAAATAACTAGCATCTGTAATTGTTTTCTTAAACATATCTCTCCAATAATCAGTTTCTTTTCCATCATCTTTACCATTTTCAAAACTAACTACCATATTATTAAACTTTTTAAACTCATCGATAGTATCACAATATCTAGAACCTATATATGCCTGAAGAATTGGAATCATTTTGGCTACTTTATGCTTATCAGCATAACTTTGATGACCAAACATTAATTTACCTTTATTAAAGTTATCAGTTCCAATTTTATTGGTAAAATATTCAAGTAGTTTATCTCCACAATAATGAGTTTTATATTCATTTGTTCGTTTTAGTGGAGTCATATAATAGTTATAAGCCAACCAAGGGTTTGGTTGTCTATTACAATTCATCATATCTTTTTCAAATTGACGGGTTGTTTGTAAACTAACTACAAATCCAATCTTAACATTATTATAAAACTCTTTAAACTCATCGGATGATTCTACCACAGACTTCAAAGAGTAAGCGTAGTCTAATTGTTCTTCTTTTTTTGAATTAAAAAAATTGCGAATTAAATTTATCAAATACTTATCGTCTTCATTATTTATATCATAATGCAATATGATATCATCGCACATATTCAACCATTCCTTTCCATTAAGAACTTCGTTGGTATAATATTTTCCAAATGTTAATGAAAACATAGTTCCATTATCACGAATAAATCCAACTTTCGATGGATTATCTTTTAAAATACTTACCAGTAATTGACCTTTTTCTGAAATACCGGTCATATAACGAATTAAATGATGAACTTTACCATAATACTTTATTTTTGTATCTAAATCTTCATCACGATTTCCTTCATTATCTAATTGTTTAGCTTCAATAAGATATTTACATTCATTGAATGTAACTACTCCTATTTGTTTTACAAACATAGCAGGTTTTTGTTTGTTATTACCTACATACTTAATTGATTCTTTTAATTCCATATTTAAGGGGGTTATTGTTTATATAATAAAGATAAGTAAAATAAATGATATTTCCAAATATTTTACCAAAAATTTTCAGTACCTTCAGGTACTTCGTATGTTGTTAAATGATGTACTACTTCTGTATTATAAGATGCAGTATCTTTGGGGTATGGCTTGATTTCATGCTTCAATCTACTCATCAAATCTTTCTTCTCCCGCTTATCTTGCGCAATTATCTGAACGTACCTATGTTTTGGTGGTTCTTCTCTTCTCCAAAATTCTTTGTATCCTTCTTTACCAATTTCGTTTTGTAAATGTGCTAAATTACCACTACCCCATAAAGAGAATACTGTCCTACTATGAATCCATTTGTAAGGGTCTTTACTTAATGAGATACCCCAATTTGGCATTAGTGCTATATCGGATGATAATCCTTGATAAATCCAATTTGTAGCTTGGTAGATACCACCTAAATGTGCTTGTCCATTGTCTGCATATGATAGGAGTACTTTGATTGCTTTATCGTT